GATCTTGACATATAAGGAATAAAATATTGAAATTGATCTTTCTGAAATTCTCCAACCGACTTTCCATCATAAGGCGTGTCGTTTGCGGCAGTGCATACCTTGTTTTGACCGGCAAAACGCGGAAATAAACCTTCAGGGCTAATCATTCGGAAGTGTGTACCAGTTATTGTATCAGTTGTTCTAACGCCTGTAGAGGTACATCTATACCACCATAGGGCTGTATCGTTTTTACTGTTGCCACAAAACATACGATTAAATAACTCCTGATAATCAGTAATTTTTAATAATTGATATGCTGGTTTTAATAATCGATTTGCGGCAAGTTCCGTATTACTTAACTCACAAAAATATAACTTTGCTTCACCTACAATATGATTTACTTTATGATTAAATAGGTATTTCAGATTGTTTCTTATCATTTGTAAATGATTATTCACAAGCGATGCAGATGTTTCCGGTAATATACTTGACTCCGGCGACTCGTTAAGCGTTACTAATTTATCTTGCTTTTTTTCATGTATCTCATGTGATTTATATATACCTTCCTCAATCTTATTCATATTTCCAACACTAAACGGCGTTCCAGGTTTTGTTATATTAGAATCAGATATCAGAGTAACGCTATCTGCAGTTTCATCAATTTTTTTATACTTACAAAAATTATTACCTTGTGGAGCTGTCCACTCCGTTTTTTGATATTCCATATTAAACTCCTATTGTATCGTTAAAGTAAATGTAATTAAATATTGTATACTTGATGTTTTTTCTATAAAAACATTTGTACGTGATATCAATAAACCATTGTTTACTGTATTATCGGTATTAACAAAAGTGCCAACTTCCCTTATTATGAAATTTGCTTCATTGCCATCAATCAACAGCTTACATACATATTTATTATTAGTTCTGCTTTTTGTAGTTATTTTCTTTCTAAATATTTCATTTACTAGTTTTGTATCGTCCTTTGATGCTTCATTTGTTCCTATACCCAGTGCAATATGGGTTATATTAAGTGTATTTCCTGGTTGATCTGTCGTATAATCCAAAAAATTAATAACAGTTCCAAAAAATCCATTGGTAACTACATTTTTATATTCTTTTTCAAATACTTTATTTCCGTCTTTATTAAAACCTTCAAAAAGATAACGCCCTGTTATACTCATTATTTCACTCATGCAACAACTCCTTGTATACTTTATTAAAAATTATGCGCTAGGATAGAAATTTCCCAAAAATGGTTTAAATAGCTGCAAAACGTCATTATCATCTACCGGAAAAAAAATTGGAGACGGATCCGAAATATATTCATCCTGAAAAGAAACATAATCAAATATTGATGACATTTTATAAACTTTTACATTTGTATTGCTTCTTTTTTCAGCATTACTTAATACTGTACCATATCTGGAACTTGGCATAATAACCTACCTATTAGTCAGTTTTACTTTTATTTTCAATTTATTATTAAAACTTGAAATTGTCCTTTCAATTATAATAAATTTTCCAACTATATTTAAATCAGGCCGGGAAAAAACCCATATTTTATTAAAATCCGTATCTTTCAATGAATGACAGGTACAATTAATCGTTTTTTCAAATTCATTATATTTGTTTAGTAAATTATTTGCAAAACTTTCTGCATCAATATAGTTTTTTATTGTTTCATCGTTATGCAGATTATATATTTTTCCGGATGTACCGCTTATTTCTGCAATTTTATTCATTTTTGATTGGTTTATTTCTTCTAAGACAATTTCATAATAACCAGTATAGACAATATGTATATTGTCATTGTAATGAGGTTTTACCAAGGCGTTATTGTTTAATCTAATACTATTACCGAATGTTGAATATAAAAATGTTTTTGAATTATCAGTATCATCAACATCTATTAATCCAACATTTACAGGCTGGCCATTTATAGTTGCTCCATGTACTTCGACAATTTGATATCCAATTACAAATGATGTCTGCGACTCCTTCCATTTTTCAACATGGGTCTGCAAAGATGTTTCTTCCGATGCCCCTGTCAATATTTGTACTGTCCTTAAATCGCCAATGCTTTCTGTAGTTATTATATCTTTTATGTGGTTTGGAGCCTTTATTTCAATAAAATTATTTTTTATTATAAAATTGAATTTTTTGTCACCGGTAATAAAAAAACTAGCTCCTATATCATCGCCAAGTTCTTTAAGAATATCATACAATTTAGCAAACGCAAAATCGTAATTTTTAAAGTATCGCCCTTCAGATACTTCACCCAATGTAAAACCATTTTCGGCTATATATTTTTCAAAAATGTCAACAATTATTTCATGCGTATTAACTTCCCTGTATGATTCCGATATAATAATATTATTAAATATTGTTTCACCAGATTGTACTGTTAATTTATAATTTTTAACTTCGTATCCGCTATTATACTCAGGCGAATCCACTGATTGGATAAAGCCAAAAAAGAAAGGTACATCATCAAAAAAAATTTGACACGAACCCAAAACAGAAGGGACAAATTCACTTTTAATCATTACATCAAGATTTGACAATGAAATCGCTCCGGCTTGCTGCCTTATGGAATATGTGTTTTTAAGCCTGTATTCCCGGCCTTGTATTACAGCCCTAATAACCATATGTAGCCTTCGTATAATGATCAATTTGTTCAAATGCGATACGGCCTATTTCGCGCTCATCTACAACTACGGATCCGCTCACTTTAGTATGTATGCTTATTGGTTGAGCCTGTAAAGCCAGAGCCGGAATATTAATGCCGGTAAAACCAGATAATCCTCTAACGATGCTTTGTATTCCTTTGCCAGATAACAATGCAGATGTTTCATCTGCTGTATATATTTTTTCCCCTCCTTTTAATTTTACTAATTCCGGTCCTTCCTCTCCGACAATAGCTAGTCCTCCGGGCGCGTAATCAGTACCCCCGGCAAAACCGAATAATTTTGACAGACCGCCGGTGGCAACGGCAAGTACAGTGGATCCGACTTTTTTTGCAGTGTTTCCACCGCTGTCAGCACTTCCCGATATACCCCCTGCAATCCCTTCAATAATTGAACCGCCTATGCCGGTTGCGGCGGCAAGAATTTGCGGCAATGCCTTTATAAGGCCCTTCGCAATTTGCGGTATCATCCCTACAAACGAATCCACAATACCGGGTATATTTTTAATTATTTCTTTTATAAGTTCCCCTGCTATGGTGCCTATAGCGTCGAGCAACTGCGGGATAGCTCCTATTAATGCCGTTACTATTTCCGGAATAGCACCAATTATTGTTTCTATTATTTGCGGTAACACGCCAATTATAGCTATAACAAGCTGTTGAAATAATAAAATTCCAACACCTAATATTACAGGAAGGTATTCTATTATTTTATTTATGATTAAACATAATATTGTTGCAATACCGTCAAAAATTACATCTATATTTTGAATTATTCCTTGCGTTAGTGTGTTAACAATCTGTATTCCTGTATCCAGTATGCCAGGAAGGTACATTATAATTATATCTAATATATTGGGAATAATTTTATTTATTGTTTCGTTGATTTTTGGAAGCTCGCTTAATATCCCATCCAAAAATGCTTGGAACAGAATCATCGCAATATTCAGAAAATTGGGTGTTAAACTAACTATTAATTTTATTATTTCAGTGATAATGGATACTGCACTCGTTATAAGATTAGGACCGTTCGTTCCTAATATACCTAATAAACCGTTAATAATGCTTCCTATGCCTTCAAATAATATTGGAGCGTTGTTTGATATCCCGTCAAAAATCTGTTTTATAATGGATACCCCTGTTTGCAATAATTCGGGAAAACTTTTTGAAATAATTACTACAATTTCCGGCAGTATCCTGGATATGGCGGCCATTATTCCCGGCAGTTCTCCGTTTATACCGCTTAAAAATGATTTAAACAACATAACTGCGGCCATAAGCAAATCGGGGGCTTTGCTTACAATCGCCTGTAATAATCCGCTGATAATTAGTAATCCTATGCCTATTATCTCCGGACCGTCATTGATCATCATGCTGCAGATACTGTCAATTACATTCTTCAAAATAATTACTGTTTCAGGTAAATTTTGTCTTAATGTTTTAATAAAGTCTGAAATTATGATTAAACACATATTAAAAAACGTAGGAAACCCCAATAAATAATCGTTAAAGAATCTGTCTAACCCTTGTATTGTTTCGTCAAGCGATTCATACAGTTTAATGGGATTAAATACTGCCAATGCCGATACCGCCGCTAAAAATCCGGACATTATTGTTTTTATACCTTCAAATCCTTTAACCAGATATTGGATTGCTGTTTTACCGATTTTTTGAAAAAAAGAAGCCGCCCTGTTTATCATGGCTATGCCGTTTTGCAACGCGGTTACGGTTTGTTTTGCCACCGTTTTTAACGCTCCGGCTATTTTAGGTACAGCGTCATCAATGGCCCGAGCGCATGTACGCGCCCATTCCGTTATATCTTGTTTTGTAATGCTTTTTATTTTATCCCACGATTTTTTGATATTGCCCTTAACTGCATCCCATGTTTTATTTGCGTTATCAATGATATTTGCTTTTACTTTTTCTATACCAGATTTAAAACCGCCTTCAAATGTATCTTTAATATTACGCCCCATATCACTACATGATTTTGCGATGCTTATGGACATTTCCGTAAAAAGGGAAACAAATCCGTTTCCCTTTCTGTCTAGTTTATTTAACGTGTTTACTAATTCCTGTAATGCCTCCCCGCCTTTGGACGATACATCTTCAAGCGAATATCCCATTGCATAAAAGGCTTCTATTTGTTGTTTTGTTAAATTTATTAATTCATTCTCATGCTGTTTTTGGCTAATATAACCATCATTCAATTTTTTATCCAGTATTGATGCGGCTTTATCATAGTTTGCTATAACGTCTTTAACATCAAGATTATTCTTTTTTGTTTCCAATTCATCTAAATATCTTATAAGCCTTAATAACGATCCTCTACGCTCATGCTCATTTGATTCCGATGTGCTTGCTCCTAATTCTATTAATGTGTCAATCTGTTGTTTTATTAATTTTATATTTGCTTCAACCAGTTCATTTTCAGTAATAAGGCCAGAGATATGTTTTCTTACTGCAATTGAATATTCTTTTTGTCCTATATTTCTGATATCCTGTGCGGTTAATGTTATGATATTAAGTTCTTTTTGTTTATCTACAAGTTTTTGAAGGGCTGCTCCCCCAACGGTCCCGGTATTACGCAATGAATAACCCATTTCATACAAGGTTTCTATTTGCTTATTGGTTAAACTTAGTAATTCTTCATTGTAACTTTTTTGATCTATATAGCCGTCTTTTAATTTGCGATCCAATATTTCGACTGATTTTTTATATTCAATAATCGCATCGACAAGTTTTTTTTCCGCCTCGGTAACTTCTTGAATTCCCTCGATGTTTCTTTTGTTTGTACCTTCTCTAATTTCAGCGTTTTCCTGAACTGCGGCTGTTTCATTATTTATCGCTTCAATTTTTTTATTTGCCGCATCAATTGCCATTCTGCTTTCTTCCTGCCATACATTAATTAATTCATTGGCATCAGCGGTAAGCCCTCGAATACCAGCAGCGGCTTTATTAAAACCAATTAAATCAAAAAATTTGGCAATTTTATTAAATCCATTTAACAAAAACTTGATTAAATTTAAAAACAATATCTTTACACTGTTAATTCCTTTAGAAAAATATGATCCTAATTTTGCAAATGAAACTTGAAAAAATTTAACAACCTTATCCCAATTTTTATACAAAAGAATAATTGCGGGTATTAATACGACGGTTATTAAACCGGCAATAACACCAAATGGGTTTGCGTTTTTTATTGCAACCCCTAATGCCTTAACAGATACAGTTAACCCGTCAATTATTGCCTTGCCTTTCGCTATCCCGAAGTATACGGCAAGACCCGCCGCTGCCGAAGCCGTAACCGGTATTAGAATTTTAAAAATATCTATTACGGAACCAATAATATTTCTTAAATTGTTATTTTCTTTTGCCCATGAAATAAAATTATTTATGGATTCAGTTACAACAGGTATTAACGGGCCTATTGCATCATTCAACAGCGCTTTACCGGACATTTTTAGATCGGTGATAGCGCTATTAAGCGCAACCCCGCTGTTAACAGCGTCATCTCCCAATACCAGGCCTAATTCACCGGCGCGTTTTACAAGGCTTTCTATTGATCCTTCCTGCTGGTTCAATATCGGCATAATGTCCTGCGCCGATTTTCCGAATATTTCCTGCGCCAGAGCGGATTTGGCAACGCCTTCTTCTATGCCATTAAACGCATATAAAGTTTCCAACAATATGTCATCTTGTGATTTAAATTTTCCATTCGCATCGGTTACGCTTACCCCCAGCCGTCCCAAGGCCGTGCTTTGTTCATCCGTTGTTTTTGCTGTTTTATCAATTTGCCCTTGCAACGATTTAATCCCGGAACCAAAGCTGTCAATAGACGCTCCGTTTTGCGCAAAAACATAATCTAATTTTTGAAAAGTATCACGCGATACCGACAGGGACTGGCTCATCTTATCAATGCGATCTGCGGTATTAGAAAAACCAATCGCTGCGGCGGTTAAAGCGGCGGTCATTGCCGCCGCCGCTGCGGCTGCAGCCTTAAGAACGGTTCCGGAAATTTTCCCGGCATCTGCAATTTCTTTTTTTACATCGTCAAGGGTTTTTGCTGATTTTGCCGCTTCGGCTTCCATGCGTTGCAATTCACCGGTTATCTTTTTTAATTCCTCATGGCCTTGTGACGAGGCGTTATCCAGGGAAGCCCCTACTGCGTACAACTGTTCCGCCTGTTTTTTAGCCAACGCGATTACTTCTTCACGCTGTTTTTTTTCGTCAATAAAACCGTCGCGCAACTTTGTATTAAGCACTCCGACCGCGTTTTCATAGGCATCAACCGATGCCAATACGGATTCAATGGATTTTTTTTGAATTTGCCCGGAAGAGCGCGAGGCTCCATCAAGGGACTGGTACAAACCGGAAAGAGCTTTTAAGCCTTCGGATTCCGGATCCATGCCGTCTTTAACCAGCGTTTCTATCTGTTTTTTTAGATATTTTTTCTTTTCAGCCGCGCCCTGCGCAACATCGCCAAACGCCCTTGCGTTTTTTTCAAGCCGGTCAAATTCGGTTAATATTTTTTTATACGCTTCCCCGCCGGAACCGCCCATTTTTTCAAACGTTTTTCCGGCATCGTTTAATGACTGTTTTATAGATGACAGATCTTTTTCCAGTTTTGAACGGTCTATTGAAGTATCTATCTTTATGCTACCGTCAACAGCCATTGTTTAATCTCCAAAAAAACTGCTAATACTCGGCGTATAAAGCCGGTACTTGTCTTTCATTCTCGCAAGGTAAGCGTTATATTCTCTTCCGTTTTCTTTTTTAGGTTTTTCCTGCCTGATATGGATAACTTTTTTTAACGCCGCATCATCCGGCAGATCTTCCAGCAATTGCACAAACAACCACCAATGCAGCGTTTCGCTCCTTAAATCAATGTTATAAGCCTGCATAAATGACGAATAAATAAGGCCGGCATCAACAAAAAAATCAAAATTCTTTTCGCCAGAATCATAATTCTCATTGTCATCATCGTCTAAGCCCTTCCGTAAAATAAAACTGCTGATAAAATCCCATAGATGTTCGGATTCCGGCACAACGCCGTTGAAAAACACCCTGCCTATTGACAGGGCTTTTTCATTTTCGTTTTTTTCTTCATCCTGGATGATTGTCAATAACCGTAACACCGCTTTAAAATCAGCATTAAAAGCAAATCCGTTAAATGTAACAGGGAGGTCGTCAATTATTAAGTTTGTCATCCTGTATCATTTTAACCGATTCTTCTACGCCTTCTTTTATCATGCCTGAAAGGGCTTGCACGATTTGCAGTACCGAAAAAATATTATGCCCTGACCGCTTCCATATACGCTTCCACGCGTTTTTTCCCAGGATCATGCTGATAAGCTCAAATTCAATTTGATATAAATCGTTTAAAGCGGTTTCATCCTTGAATTTTTCGATACGGTCCAGCGTTTTGGCTTTCTCATACCAGCGCGACAGCGCGTCTTTGTCGCCGACATTAAATGAAAAACATTCCACGCCGCGCTGAAACAGACGGCCGTCGGGCCATTCAATTTTGATCGTTTTTTTTCCGGATTTGATTTTAAGCGCTACTTGGGCATTATCCGCCATGTAAAATCTCCTTTAAATTATGGTTATTTCCACTGATTTAAATTTTTCAACCCGGTCAAATTCGTTCAAAACATAAACGTTGATATATTGGCCGCTTGCCGCGTTTATATCGCTGCCGGAGGCGTAACTGTTTATCCCGACAGGGTACGAATTTGCGAAGGCCGTCTGCTTTTCGGCGGTTACGCGATAGGCCAGTTTTTTCCCCGCCTCCGTTACCGCCGTTATCTTTATGGCCTCTGCCTTTGTTCCGGCGGCAATTTCGACGGCAATTTCCGGAGCGGCAACCGGGTCAAATTTTTCAGGTTTGCCGTTGATGTGTATTTCAAACGCCAGCTCTTTTTTCCCCTGGGCATCGCCGCCGCCGACCTGAAGGTTGACGATAGTGCAACGGCCCGACCGTTCGGTTCCGGTTGAATCGTAATAGCGGAAATTGGTTTCCCGCGCATCGCCCAACTCAAATTCCCTGGAAACAATAAAGTCCTGGGCGGGATCTCCCAAAACACGGTGGCCCGATGCCGAGAATGTAAGCTGCGCCGATGTTACCGTTGATGTCCCGTACCCGTTGCCGTCAAGATATGCCGACTGATCCACATTCTCGTTTGTTGACGGCGCCATGCTCGATATGCCCGCGCCTAAACGTTTCCATGTTCTTTCTGCGGCATCCGGGGTAATGTCAATCTGAAACAAATCCTGGAAATTGACTTCGAATCGTTTTTTACCCATTATTATCTCCTTTCATATTCCAGCAAAACCGTACATGTATATACGTATTCGCCGTTTTGATATTTTGTCACAAACGTAACTTGCGTTTGCGGTTCGCACTTTATAAAAAGCCCTCCGGATATCTCGGTTTCAGGCAAATTAAGCAATCCCGTTATTTTATCCAACTCGCTTATCGCTTTTTTTGCATCGTGCGATTTCACATAATATGAAAAACGCGCCATGCCTATAGACGAACCGTCAAGGTATGATGTTTCCTTAAAAGCTGCGGGATCGTTCCGGCACATTATCTCATCGCTGTCCGTCAAAAACATGTCAAGCGTAATAAGAGGCAAATAACCGTCTCTGCTTCTTAAGTAATTGTTTACTTCGCTAATAATATTCACATCTGTACCGCCTGTAACCATTCCCTCAAATGTATATATTTCGCATGTTCAAACCATCTTTTGGTTGTTCCCGGTGTATGAAATTCTATTTCTCTTCCGCCTTTTAGCTTTCCGTAATACATTAACCGCGTATAGTCTTCATCCCAAGTAACCCCGCCCTTTTTTTCCCCTTCGCCCCCTGTATCGCCGGATTTGCGCAAATCACCGCGCCTTTGCGGCACGTATTGTTCGCAATCGCGTAAAATAAGCCCGTCAAGCGTTTTTTGGGTTTCGTCAAGTTTCCCGTTATACTCCCTTTTTAATTTGTTAACATCCAGTTCTATAGATGTATTGATATAGCCCATTGTTAATCCCGGTATTCCGGTTCGGGTTCCGTAGATAAAACCAGGCGGCAAACGCCGATAACACGATCATGTTCGGCCCTTGAAACATATAATGTTAAAGGTTTCCCGCTTAATTCGTTAAAATCTACTTTAACATTCTTTTTTGGAATTTCGGGAAGGGATGCCGCGCTGCACGTAAAAAACGCTTCCCGCGCCGGTATTTGCCCTTCCCCTTTCTCCAGCAGTTTGTCGGTATCGTTTAGGTCGCCGGTAACTGTTTTGTTTCCGTTTTCAAAATGTATAACTGCGGTTGCCGAGGCGCACCCCCCTCTTTCAAGTATAGCTTTAGCGTCGGCGGCAGCGCGTTCCCTTACGTTCATTTAAAAACCGGCATCCTTTACAAGTTTCTTTAACTCGCTGTCTTTCAAAGACGATATCCTGTTATCAGTGGTTTCCTTAAACAGGCCGTTTTCAAGGGCTATTTTTTCAAGGGTAAAACGGTCAAAACCTTTTTTGTCTTTATCTTTATCGCTGTTGTTTGCTGCAGGAGCGACAACCGGAATTTCTTTTATTTTTCCCGATGCCGCAAACAGGCGGATTTGCTCTTCGTTTTTAAAAGCGGAAGCGTCAATTTCATCCCCTTCGCAGTAAATTTTGTTTTTGCCAACGAAGGCTTTTCCATCCGCTACGACATATTTTTTATCTTTCATAAATATTTCTCCTTTTACGCTGTTGTTAAACAGCCGAAACGGTTGATGCTGACAGGAAGCATTAAAGGGCGCGATTTTATTTCGCCCATATAGGTTTCGTTGTCATCGCTCCACCAAACGCGCGGCCTTATATCATATTCGCCGCCGATTTGCGTTTTGTCGGAACCGAACAACTGGTCAAAAGCGGCATCCATTCTTACCGACGGTATGCCGCCGAAGATGCGCCGGAAGTCAAGATCGGCAATATCGGGCAGCAAAATTACTTTATCCGGATCGATATACTTGTTTTTAGTATTTTTATCGCCGAAGGGGTTGTAACGTGCGCTGTAGGTATACAGGATATAGCGGTTTGCCCCGTAATCAATATACCCCATGCGCTTTCCGCCTTTATTGACAACTTGCGGGTTCATTTCGCCCATGTTTAATACGTCTTTTTTCAAATTTTCCTGAACCCATTTGTTTTTGATAAAATTGATCCACGCGTCTTTGCCGAAAATGAGCGTTGTAACATCAACCAGGCCGTCATTGCGGATAACGTCAGCCAGCGCGTCAATGTCGCCAAGCGGATCTGCATTGTCGCTGTCGCTCCACGGCGTTAAAACGGTCGGGAAGTGGCTTGCTTTAGGGGTCAAACCCAATTTGAACGTCTGCTTGCCTTTTTCGTCGGTTAAAGTAATATCGCCGGTCTGTAATACCTGCGACGCCTGTAATTCCATGGAGCGGCGGAGCATCCTTGTCATTATCCCCATGCGCCTCACAAGGATACTGGCCAGCCGCGCAAACCAGTTTACTTTTTCGCTTACAAGCGCCGATTCGCCGGGCTGCCGTTTCATTAATGACGCGACGGACACCGGGGATCGCAACGCGTAAACAGGGAAAGGAATTTGTTTATTGCCAAATTTATCCTCTACCAGGGTAACCGCGCTGGTGTTTAAATCGGTAATAGTGGGCGCGACCTCTTCCCCTTCATATATTTCGTCAAGATCGCATTCTTCCGCGTCGGTGAAAGAATCCGGCGTTGTGACAAAAAACGATGATAAAAACCCCATTTTCGCAATATCGGGCTGGCTGTTAAAAAGGGCTATAACCTTTGTCAGTATGTTCATAATGCTTCATACTCCTTAAAATAAAATGGTTAATTCCCCGCCTTATTCCGTGCGGGAAATATCGTTTACGTGAATCGGGATGCAAAGCGCGTTTGCCCTGATTTTGTCAAAACATGCCGGGGATGTTACGGGCAATCCTTTAACATTCAGCATGTCCGCCCTGACCGGGCCGAAAATAATCGCCCGAACGGACATATCGGCGGCCGTGTTTCCTTTATTCGCAATTTCAAAAGGATTTACCGCGACCGGGGTATCCGCGCCAAGGTCCGCAACCGGGGCAAATTTGAGCGCCCCGTCCCTTTTTAAAAGCGCTCCCGCTTTTACGGTATCGCCTGCGGCGACCGTGATTGATCCGGTTTCAAATTCGTTGCCACCGAGCGCCACAACCGAGTTGTCAACCGTCTGGCTTCTAATTCCGCCCCTGCTCATACTTTTTCTCCTTTTTCATTTCTTCCGGAAATACCCATTTTCCACGCGGCTTCCATTGCCGCCGCGTCCGCTTCCTCGCCGCCTGCCGGGTTCACGTTCGGCGGGTTATCCGCATTACGCGAATTTAACGCGCTGTTGTTCATTCGCGCCGAGAGGTATTCGGCCTGGACTTCTTCCGAAGCGACCGATTTTCCGTCACGGATAAACTGCGCGGCGATTTTCATGGAACCGGATGTTTCACCCAGCTTCAGGTGGGCTTCGACCCGTTTCCTTTCTTCGTCCGCTCCGGCCCCCTTGCCTTCCTCAAATATCGCGGCATAGAGCTCCGGATGTTTTTGCTTCAATTCTTCTTTCGTCATAATTTCTCCTTCGACAGAATTTTCAAAACGAACCCCTCTTCCGGTCCCAGCGGGAGCGGGGTTCGATAACGATCCACTGCCTAAGGCCGGAGATTCGGCGTTAGGTTGTGGATTGTATACGGATTTAACGATAAGGGCGGCAGCCTTCTCAAGATCTTCTTTTGCCGTTTTTCTCATTTGTTCTATTGTTTTTTCTACTTGTAATTTCGCATTTATTATCAAAGAATTACGATCAAAGTCATAAGCGTTATTTTTATCATCTTCATCCCTATTTATTTGATCAAAATTATTAGAGTAACCGTTATCAATTATTTCCTGGCCAATAAAATATGTTTCGGCATCCATAAGATCGCGGGTTTCTTTATCATTTTTGCCGGAAATAAACGAATAAGTTGAGGCAAACATAGCCGCTAGCCTTTCAAGAAAATCAGCCGCTTTTGCCATTTCCCTATAATCGCCTGCTATGATATTCAATGGGTTATGAATTAAAAAAACAGAGTTCGCAAAGACTATTATTTTACTATCTTTATTTACAGTCCGGGCGGCAAGGGCAATATAACTTGCCATGGAAGCGGCAAGACCGGTTATTTTAACGGTTACCTTATGAGACTTTGCCGCTTCTCTGATATTATTGAATATACTTATGCCTTCATATACTTCTCCTCCGGGAGAATTAATTGATATTTCAATTTCTTCACCGGCTTGCGCGTCTTTTAACTGTTCTGCAATATCCGCTTCGCATATCCCCCATCGGCGGCCTATCGCTTCATTAATTAAAATCTTAATCATTTCTTAAAATGTTACTCCTTTTAGTTTGTATGCCTATTAACTTTTAAAAATATTTTCATTTTTTACCAGCCAGCCTAAAACGCTCTCATAAGTCCGGAATTTTAATTGCGCTCCGTTCTCCTGCCGGAATCCGTCCTGCTCGAACAGCTCCATCCCTTTCGGCCCTGCGGAGACGCATATGCCGATATGGCCGTATTTATTGGCCGGGGACGCGTCAAAAACAATAACCGCGCCTTCTCTCGGCATCATCCCGATTTTATACTTAATAAAATTGCATAACTGACGCTGTACGGGCCGCGCCTCATGGTTTGCAAAATCTTTAGCGCCTGTAACGCTTTCCGGCTGCCGCGCCAGTTCCCAAACATCGCAATAAAACCGGCGTGCCAGATCCACGCATTGTGCGCCGTATTTGCCATCAAAATCGACTTTCTTCCCCATGTATTTATTAACAAAATCTTTAAGCGTCATATATTTTGTCGCCTCATAACTTTTTTTAGTTTCACCGGTGAAACTTTTACCACAATTTAAACAAGTAATGGCCGGCAACCCATACAAGGGATCCGGCTCCCGCTATAGCGACGCCGGACCATAACATAACGCCGTTATTGGACCGGACTCCTTCCGTAATTAACGGAACCCCCGTCCCAAAGGATACGCCGCCAAAAGAAAAGCCGATCAGGGCTGATTTTCTTTTGCGCTCCGCTTCTAATTTTAATAATTCGTTTTCCATTTCAATCCATAGCGCGTAGCTTTCAGCGTCCCGCATCCGGTCAACGGCTATGTCGGAGCTAATCTGGGCTTCCGCCAAATTCATTTTCAAGTATGTCAACGATTCCCGCGATTGCTTCAAAAGCGATTCTTGCCCGCCGTTCTCCGCTCGCAATTCCGACAACTGATTTTCCAGCTTCGTCAATGATTCCGCCGATTCGTTTAATCCCCTCACCCCTTCGTTTATCCAATTCCTCAAGTCTTTCCACGGACTGATCTGCCTGTTTAAGGGCCGCTCTTGTCCGTTTAAGCTCGGCTTTAATTGCGTCGAGCTGCTGTTGCAATGTTCCGTCATCTGCGTGTCCGGTTTCGATTCGCGGTTTGTGATATCTGCATCCAAAATAAATATCTGTGGCGATTCCGCAGACACCAAAGACGGTAATAAGAACAGAAAAATAAAAAACAATTTTCTTCCGCATAGCAAACTCCCTATTTTCATATTTCCCCTTTGTTTTATTTTCTGCGTTCTTCCCGGCTGTATTGTATGGATTTTAAAGTTTTACAAAGCCCGTTCCACATCTCCAAATCTTTATGCGCAAGCTCGCCTAATAAATATTTTTTAGTTTCGCTGTTGCCTTTGTTATTTAAAAACTTTATTCCCGCCGCCATTCTTTCAAGTAACGGCATACGGTTATCAAAAATAGTTTTTTTATATGATTCCATTCTGTATTCATACTGCGCTACTTCAATATTTGTAATCCGCGTATCCAATTTTTCCAATACAACGGTCCTCTCCTTAATGACCCCTTCAACAGCGGACAATCTTTCGTTCGTTGTTTCATCGTTGTTTATAAGCGTCTGGATGGAGTTTTTTATTTCGTTCAACACATCTTTATTAAACGCTGTTGACAATTGCCTTTTCTTTATTTCCCGGTCAAGCAGTTTTGAAATGATTCCAAATTTTGAAAGGGCAAAAATAATTATGGTTATCGCGACAATAATCATACCGGTTGTCGTTAAAGACTGTATCGCGTTTGTTATTCCGACGGCTAACGCTGTTTCCATTTTTAAGAATCCCCCTCGTTTTCTTCATCATTATTGCTGCCGTTATTTTCGGTTTCTGTAATTAGTTTTACAGGAACGCCCCTGGAATCTTCATCGGTTTTTGAAGTAAGNCCCAAGCGGTCCATGAGCTTCTTTTCCCGCGCCCTGATTAAACAAACCGCTTTAAAACTCATGCCGGTAAACAGGCGGCATACCTGATCGTGCGTCATGTCCAAACTGTCTAACAGAGAGATATACGCGTTAGCCTCTTTCTGGATATCAACCGACGGGCGCGACATAGCCGACCATTCGCATTTTAACCATGCCGTTCTTAGAATCCATTTTTTACGGTTAAAAACAACTTCCTGAAATCCCGGCAGTAATATTTCGCCCAGCAATACGGACTGAATAATAAGTTCCTCATAAATAATTTGGCAAAAATCTTTGGCGTTTTTAAAAGCGCGGTATTTTAAATAAATTTTAAATTCGTTGTCGCCTTGTCGTGCGGATGAATAGGATTTTTCAAATTTTAAAAAAGTGACTTCGGGCGGCATTTCAAAACATCCCCAGCTAATAGCCGATAAAATGGTATACTCAAAATCTTTAAAGTTAATATTCGGATGCGTGGGGTTAAACGCCTTTATCGATTCGCCCGCCTTTAAATTTTCCAGTATCATTCCGGGAATCATGTCAATCTGCGGCGGTTTTGCATTATCCGCCGTTTGTTCCGCCCCTTTTGCCTTATCGACCGCCGCCCTGTTTAACACGCTGTTTCCCGAAGGGGCGTTTTGCGCTCTTTCAATGAAGAACGGTATTATCGAACCGATAACGGCGGCCCGCAATTCCGCGTCGCGGTAACGGTCTAAGTCGCGTAACATATACAGCGCGTTTGCCAAAACCGGGGTCCCGCGCACTTCGTTCAATAATTTGTTTCCGCCGTAAACCATCCATGATATTTGCCGCCCTGATTTTTCACCGAAAACAGGAATCCGGGTAAACTTTAACTCGCCGTCTTTGTATTCTTTTACCCAGTAAGCGACATGGCAGCCGCCTGAATCGCGCTCTACCCCGTGCGTAATCGTGTTTTCCTTTTTAATATTATATTCAAAAGGGGTTTCGATACTGTTCCCGCTGATAACTTCCCAGCACGGGAGCGACGTTTGAAGGTTGATACGGCTGACAACTACGACATCGCCGCATATAATGGCTTCCTGTCTGACCGCCTCCTGGAATTCTCCAAAAGTCATTTCTTTTTTTTGGTCAAACGTATCATAATTATTCGCGTACAATGAAAAATAAACATTCATTATTTCCGCGTATTTTGCCGCTTCCTGTTCCTGCTCTTCTTCGGAAAGATCAGGCCATAAGATTGATCCGATTGGGGTCGGTTCGGGGTACATTCCGGTAAATACCTCGTTGCGTAAAATTCTCTTTATCATGCCCTGAAAATACGTGTTCTCAATAAAAAGCTGATAACAGCGCCGCCGCAAAGTAAAATAATCCACTGCGTGATTTAATACATATTCCCGCGTCAGCCCGAAACTGCCGGGGAACTTGTCGCCGTCAAAGACATCTTCGATAATTTGCCTGGTGTAATACATTAAAGTTTCTTCAATGTTTTTTACCATGACGGGACTCCCTGAAATATTTGCGGCTGCCGGTTGATCCCGAGGTTTTCTTCCAAACTTTCTATTTGTTTGATTAACGCGCCCCTCCGGTCAATCAATGACGGCACATCCTGTAATGTAACGCTGACGATATTGCTGCCGGTATTCATGTTGTAAGATTTCATTTCTTCATTCGTTAACGCGTAAATAGCTTTATCCAGGTTAAATAAAATGGCGCGGGTGTTTTTTAACGTGTCTTCCCAAAACTTCTTATGATCTTCTGCCGTGACCGGATTGCCGTTGTCTATTAAGGCCATAATACAAAAATTAATTTATTTTATCCGCGCAACCTACTAACTTTTTACTTTTTTTTATTTTTTTTTACTGGTTATCATTGTTATAAAAACGCCCTTCTTTCGCGTCATCCCAGAACGCCTGCCAGTCAAGCGCCCTTAATCCCATTCGTTCGCGGCACCAGCCGTCCGCGTATATTTCAAGGGCGGCGAGATTATAGCAGTATGTATCGAAATAATGGTTGGGCGCTCCGAATTTCGGCTTCCAGATTGTTTTCCGCCAGCGCCCGAACTGGTCTTTTACATCAACGCGCTCCTCCGCTTCAAAATGTTTAAAATAATCATCGTGCAGATCATCGGCAAAATTGGGATACCAGCTCGGCTGGCATTCCCCCTCGTTCCAAGAAAGGGCCATAAACGCGTTACTTATCCGGTCTTTTAATTTTCCCGCGTTTATATGATACGCGTTGTAAAGCCCGATCCCGTTTAACGTGCTTTGATTAAACAATCTGTACGTTTCGCCGCCGTCAAGGTAATCCCTCCCTTTGCAGGCATAAACGCCTTCGCCGTGCCGCTTTACATAATTATAAACCCATTCGGTATTATACCCTGAGTCTACAAGCGTTATTTGTATTTGATACCGCTTGCCGTCCGTGCCGGTATATACCTTGCTCCCGATAACGTTATCCAGCTCGTCCCACGGGCCGTTAAATTGTGCAGTTTTGCCGTCAATAGTAAAGCAATCTATTGTCCATGTCGCGCCATCTGCCGAATATCCTTTGATATCCACAAACAAATTTTCTTTCTGCACGTCAACGCTGCATACAAGAATCAAAACCGGGGAACCGGTATCGCTTACCGTCAGATCGTTCGGAACCGTGCCGCGTACAAAACCGTGACGGCGGAACATGACAGTTTTTTCAAAACGCAGATTAACGCCGCTTTCTACAAAAGTTAATCCCTGCTTTGTATTCCTGAAAGTTCTGTATTTTTCTTTTTCCTTAATTCTGTTATTCTTTATATCCCAACATTCGGCCCACGCGTTTACCATATCATCCCAGCTAAACATTCCGGGAGGGTTGTAAAGCGGGGATAAGTGGTACGAAACAAGCCCTGGCGTTTTGCTTTCGGCGGTCGCCACCCACCTGCCTTTGGGCATGATAACCTCTTTGTCATGGTTATGCATAAGGCCGCCGCAAAATTTACATTTATAGGCAACGGTTGTTTTAATCCCTTTTTCCGGATCGGCGACTATCGGTTTAAAATTTTCGTCATTTTCCCAAACAATGCCGTACATTTCCCCGCTTTCCGTTTTGCCGTGCCATACCAGCGACTGAAATTCCCCGCAATGTTTGCAGGGCACGTTAAAGTAACGCTGATCGCCCGACAAGAATAATTTTTTTATAATTGACGTTTGATCCACCAGCGGCGTGCTTGCCCAATAGATTTTTTTAGTTTTTACATAGGCGTCGGTCCTGTTTCTTATCAGCTCGGTTATATCGCCCTCGTTCTTCAGTTTTTCCGCATAAGCGTCAACTTCGTCCGCTTTTCCCGATTTATACGAATTCTGCCGGAGGCGGTCCGGGTTTTTCGCGTTGTGGAAATGCAAGAATCCGCCAGGGTATTCTTTAGCATCCGCAGTGTCTCCGGTATTCCTGCTTCCTTTCGCTTTTGGAGATTGCGCGAATATTAAATGCCGCGCTCCCGCAAGGTTTATCATTCTTTCGATATGCGTGTTAACGTTCGCCCTGATTAGGCTCGTATCCGCCGTTAAAAAAAACTGCGGTTTTGGATCTACCATAATGTCATATAATAGTATTGTTTCCAAAACCGAAATATTGGAACCTAACTGGTTGCCCTTCATCAGCACGACTTCCCGCACCGAATTTTTGGGGTAAAACTGGTCTACAATTTCCCTGAAATACGGGAAACGGGAAAATCTAAAAGGGCCCGGAAAGGGCGTCAGCTCTTTGGGAAGCCAGCGCACCCGCTCGGCAAAATGGGAAGGGAGCTCGTACTCCAGCGCGACCGGGATTTTTTGGAACTGCTGGATTAGAAAATCTATTTGATCTATAGTCATTTAATCTGCGACCTCCCTAAATAAATAGCCTTGACTGTTTTCTTCCTCTATGCGTTTGCAGGCTAAATCAAATGACTTTTCATTTATCTCTATTCCAATATATTTCCTTCCTAATAATTGACAAGCAACTCCCGCACTACCGCTTCCCATAAAGGGATCAACAACAATGCCATCTGGCGGGCAGCTTGTTTTTATAGCTCTGCAGCATAATAAAATTGGTTTTTGCGCAGGGTGTCCGCAATATTCACTTGAATTATTCATTACGCTAGGGATATTCCATACGTTAGTCATATTTTCATGGGTATTGTCAAAATAGGTTCTGTTTTGTTGCCATTCTAAAATAGCGTTTTCATATTCTTGCCTAAATTCTCCGTATGATTTTTCAAACGCTTTTATTTTGTTAATCTCACAGTATTTTTTTAATATGTTATAATGATGTTCAGATATAAGTCTAAATCCTGCTGTTGCTATCCAATGTGGATATGTATATCTTTTACCAATTAATTCTATAATAGTATTATTGTTAATACCCGCTTTTTCTAATTCATTTCTTTGCAATTGGCTTGCTTTACTAAAAGCAACTGGAAAACTTTTTGTACTGTCCATATATTTTATTGTTCTATTTCCCTTTGTTACAAATAAACAGCTTTCATTACTTCTTGGATAAGACCTGTGCGATTTCGCTTTTAATCCTTGAGCGTTTCCCTTGTCCCATGTAATAAAATTACGATATGTTATTTCCCTATTTATTTTTATTGGTTTAAGTATGTTGCTATAAATGTCCATTAACGGTTCTTCAATACCCCAACAATACCAACTACCGCCGTCTTTTAATACGTCAAAAGAAGGTATTATCCAATTCTTGTTAAACTCTAATAAGTCATCGTAATTAAGATTATCATTCGTAATACCTTGTTTTCTCATTCCGTATGGAGGATCGGCAAATAGCATGTCAGCTTGTATATTTTTAAGTGATAAAAGTATTTCCATACAATCGCCATTATATAATGTACAATTACCTATAGTTTCTTTAAGCATTTCTAACCAATTCCAAACAATCACCTAAAAAAAACTTAGCCATTGCGCGCCTCTTCGATGGCTTCTTTTATTTCTTCTATCTGGTCATGCGACTGAATTTCATTCTGGTATTTGCTTCTAAGGCCGTTTAGCTCGGAAATTATGTTTTCTTTTGACCTGCTGACAATCTGGCTTAATCCGTTTGTTAGCGTTTCTACAATATCGATCCGGGTTGTTTCGCTGTCCGCGTTTGCAAGCGCTATAACACGGTCAACCGCCGATTCCGGATATTCAATAAGCTGCTTTATTACCCCTTCCAAAAAAACAAAGACACGGGAGATAACAAAATCTTTGGGGATTAAAGTCAGGGCGCGTTCCTGCATCCTTTGCTCCCTTTCCGCCGACATGGTTGTGTCTTTGAGTATTTTTGAGTAACGTTCTATTTTTTCGATGCCCGGATATTTTAATACTATTTCACGCAATGTCATGTTTAACAGCTCCCGCGCCGGGACTCCGGCAACTGCCATTAAAGCAAGGTCCTCCGGGCGGGTACCGGTTGATTGCGGACCGCTCCCGGAAAAAGTTTCACCGGTGAAACTTTTTCCGCCGTCTGCCTTTATTTGTTCAGCCGCTGCCGCTTCCCCGCGTTTTTGCTTGTGCATTGACAAATAAGCGGCATTTACCGGGTTATCGGTATCCAACATGCCTGCGGAGTTTACTATCAGGGTTTTTTTCTTTATTTTCCCGCCGACGCTCATGCGAGTCACCCCCGCCATGCGGGCAAATGTGGCCTTTGTAACTTCCATCTTGATGTAAGGGTAAGCGTGTTTTGTATTGCCTGCTATTAACTTTAGTAAATTTCGGTAAAAACATTGTAAGGCTAATTTAAAAACAGGCAGGCAAACGGCTATGCGCAACGCTATCAGTTGATCCCGCGCCCCCGGGGGGGGGCTGACAGTACCTTGTTTCGGGAGTAATGATTTCAGGGTCAAAAAGTAATAGAATTTTGGGGTTTTTGGCAAACCTTTTATATAATAAAAAAGAGCTTGTTTTTTATTTTTCTGTATTACTTTCAGAAAACCCCAAAATATCTTTACTCCCTTACTGAATATTATTACCAGCTAATTCCTTATTACATAAAGAATTAGCTTAAAATTTATATAAAAATTCAATAAGAATTAGGAACGTTTTTAAGAAATGAAAAAGCGATGGGAATTTCACTTAAAAAACGGTATTTTCATTCCTTGAAAACGTTCCCGGCACGGTAAATAAAACGCCGGAAAACAGCGCCGGCGCAGAAGCGGCGCGGGGGTTAGGGCAGGGATAAAGGGGCTTGGGTAAAATCCAGCAGGGTTTCCAGGGCTGTGTCGGCGCGGGGGAGGCTTGCTATTACATCGTCCAGGTTTTGCCGGTTGTAATAATTTACCATCGACTCGGTCGTATGCCCGGTCATCGGCAGCAACTCGGCGGCGGAAAGCTCCCGGCGCATCCGGGAAACGTAGGTATACCGCAGGGAGTGGGGCACCAGTTTCCGACCGTCAGGAACAACAGCGGATTTATTAACAAAATGCCCCTTTTTAATAACCCCGGCAGCTTTAAGTTTAACAGCAGAATGGGCTATACCGGCTCTGATTAACGCACGGGTAAAAACACTTTCGGCAAATTCTTTCCGTATCGGTTTGTTATCACTGGTAAAAATAAAATCATCCGGTCCCAGGGTGATACTGTTAAGGTAATTTGATAATTGATGCAATGTAAAATCGGGAAGCCATACAGCTCTGAATTTGGGATTTTCCGCGCTCCCTTTTTTATTATACATTGTCCTTGTGCCATCTTTTTTACAAAAACCGTCAATAATCAATAGTTTTTTTTCAAAGTTTATTTGTTTATACCTTATGGCCCGGGCTTCCCCCAGCCGGAGGCCGCCGGAAAGAATCAACAGATAAAATAAAAAGAACTGATTATCCGGAAAATTTTCAGGTTTAAAGAGGGCGGCCAGTTCCGCACCGGTAAATACATCCGCTTTTTTGCTATTACGCGCAAAAGTCGGAAACTGCGGGGCTGGGACTTTGCAACCATATCGCGGGGCCTCCGCCAATATCTCTTTTAGGATAGTGATATACCTGTTTTTCCAAGAGCCGGAACGGTTAACAGTAAAGAGGTAATTTACAACTTCGTCTGCTTCGATACTTAGTAAAGCGCGATCCCCCCATTCTGATATAATACGTTCGACATAAGCGCGGGCCTCCACAAGGGTATCTATTTCAACGGACTTTCCCAACTGCCGACGGCGATCAACATGAGGCGAGCCGGGTATGTACATTGTTTTAGCAACATCCTGGAGCAAAAGATCGGGGTTTTGCATACCGGGGACATTGATCGGGGGGAGCGTCCTTATGTAACTTTCCGCATCCGTCCTGTTTTTGCAGCCTGGGCAAGCCTTCTGTATTTTTTTCCCTTCGGCATTTACATAATAATAATACCAGCGATAAAAAGGCTTTCCCTCTCTGGTTTTTTTTGATTTTTTAAAAACGTGGTATGCCAGTTTTACCATTGCAGTTGACCCCTGGTTGACCCCGGCGTGCTGATTAATTACCAACCGCCAAGCCAATGTTTGCTAAGTCTATACGCTACAATGATTTACGTGGTAATTAACATCGGGCAGGCCGGATTTGAACCGGCGACCTCTTGGTCCCGAACCAAGCGCGCTACCAACTGCGCTACTGCCCGGAAACGGCTAACCGTTTAGCCGCTTGCAAAACTCGGTTAGTTTTGCTGCGGCTATGCAGTTTCTCGCCCTACGGGCTGCGAAACATGCATTTTTCAGCGGTTGCTCTTACAAAACTTCGATTTTGCAAAAGCCTCCGTTTACACAGACATTTAAGCACATAAAGGGCCATTGGTTCAAGCCCGCATAAACTCATGTTTTGCCTAAGCAAAACTCCAATGTAACAAGTTTGGTTAAACCAAACTTGTTACGACGGGAGCGACGGGGCTTGAACCCGCGATCTCCGGCTTGACAGGCCAGCGTGATAAACCAGCTTCACTACGCCCCCTTACTCGTACATCAAAGGATGTAATTATAAACTAGCTTTTTTTTCAACTTATGTCAAGGGTAATATGGAGATACATTATGCAACATATGCCGCCAGTTTGACCCTCCGGCTGAGATGCTGCAGGCGCGAGATTGCTTTTTCCTCTATCTGCCGAATCCGTTCCTTGGTAAGGTTGAAGCGTTCGCCGATTTCCTTCAGGGACAGGGGCGGTTGCTGGCCCAGCCCGTAACGCAGCCGGATAATTTCCGCTTCTTTGCCGTCAAGGGTGTTAAGCACATTATCAATGTCTTTCGCAAGGGATTTGTCCATTACCACCTGTTCAGGAGTGTCATAGCGGGTGTCCACTACAATGGTTCCCAATGATAAAGTGCCCGTTTCGGTATTTACCAGTTTCTCAAGTGACACCACTTCCCTGGAAATAGCCAGAATATCCGAAACATAACCTTCTTCAACATCCAGCATTTGGGCAATTTCCTGAATCTGGTTTTCGGTACTGTAATAACCGTCAAGTATTTTTTTCGCCTTTCTGATATTGATAAGGCCGCTTGTCTGGTTAACCGGCAGCCGGATTAACCTGGACGTTTCGTACAGCGCCTTGAGTATTGACTGGCGGATCCACCACACCGCATACGAAATAAAATGATAACCCCTGTCGGCGTCAAACTTTTCGACCGCGCTTATCAATCCAATATTGCCTTCATTGATAAGATCAACCAACGGAATCCCCAATCCCTGGTATTTCTTGGCCACGGTTACCACAAATCGCAGATTGCTGTTTATCAGTTTGTCGCGGGCAGCTATATTGCCCTTCGCAGCGGCTCTGGCGGCTTTATCTTCCTCTTCTCTGGTAAGCAGCGGGATACGGCTGATTTCATTAAAGTACATCGATAAAATGTTCTCATCAGCGTTGCTTTTTTTGGCCTTTACTTTTTTTTCCTTTGTCATGATCTTCCTCCTCATTTCTTACTAACTAAGTAGCAAATACCATGCCAAGTTATGATTTTTCCGAAAATATTTTTTACAAAGGCAAAAAAATAGCTCATTTACAGAGAAATTTGATATTTCTGCGCTTTTCATCAACAGAATAAACCTAAAACGTGTGTTTCAGAGAAAAGGGATGCATCACACATCAGGTATTTCACTGGAAGATTTATATTTTTCAATTAAAAGTGAGTCATTATGACTCACTCAGGCTATAACCACATTAATCTGGATCATTCTGATACAATGATGTCCGCACAGCTCCAGGACGGCTTTCCGCCTTTCCTGCCTTCAAAAATGACATGGCTGGTATAACCTGCGTCGAGCAATGCCCGGCAGGCGGTTTGATAATGGCCGTCAAGGTCATCCGCGTTGTGGGCATCGGCGGTAATCACGACCGGCACGTTGTACTGCCGCAACAGTTGCAAAACCGGCAGCGACGGATACGGCTCGGCAATATAGCCCCGGTTAAGGCCGCCGGTGTTCACTTCAACCACAAAACCGCCCGAAGCAATGGCGCGGGCAGCTTCCTCCGCCCTCTGCATATATTCCGAATCCATACCGAACAAACAGCCTGCGGCATTGTTTTTTTTAACCAGATCCAAATGGCCTACAATATCAAAACCGCCAAGGGCGGCCATCTCCAGAACCGCGTCCCAATAAGCATGCATCATCGCCCTGCCGTCTCCGGCAAAACCTTCCCCGATCCCCTGCGCCAATTCCTCCGCAGGGCCGTCAACGGTAAACGGCGAGCCATAAGGCGGAAGCAGGTAATGCACCGACCCGATGATATAATCCAGATTCAAGCCTGTTATGTCGCTGTCGGGCGCGGAACGGAGCCCTTTGATGTAATCAAGCTCCAGCCCTAAATAGACGGAGAGCTTCCCCTGCCAGCGCAGGCGGGCGGCGCGAACCTCGGTCATATATTCGCCCAGCCGCTGTTCTTTCATATTCCAGCATGATGCAAGGCCGGTTTTTTCAATGGGGCCATGGGAGCTGAACCCGATAGCGGCAAGGCCTTTCGCATGCGCCGCGCGGCACATTGTTTCAATGTCGTCCTTCCCGTCGCAAAACACGGTATGGGTGTGGAGGGATGTAAAATTGTTCAATTGACAACCGGACATTTGGTAACTCCGTAAAATTTAAAGCACAATTTCTTTATCAGGAATCATGAGCAGGTTTTTTGGCGAGTTTTCTTACGGCGCGGAAAATATTTTCGTAGCCTGTACAGCGGCAGAGATGTCCGGAAAGGCGCTGTAACAATTCTTCATCGGTAAATGTTTTTCCCGACCGGATAATTTCAGAAGCGCTCATAAGGAATCCAGGCGTGCAAAAGCCGCACTGCACCGCGCCTTCGTCAATAAAAGCCTGCTGAATTGCGGAAAGCCCGCCGTCAGCGCTTAACAGGCCCTCGGTAGTGGTTATCTCCTTGCCGTCCGCCCAAATTGCCAGATAGATGCAGGAATTAAAACATTCGCCGTTAATTATCACATTGCAGGCCCCGCACTCGCCAACCTCGCATCCTTTTTTGACGCTGGTAAGGCGGTAATCATTGCGCAGCATATCGGTCAGGGAAGCGCGGATATCCACCGCAGTTTCAACCGGCTTGCCGTTAATAACGCACCGCACAAGCTGTTTGGTCATATTATTACCCCCGCATGTTTGAGGGATTCGATGATGGCCCTTTTGGCAAGTTCTTCCGCCAGATGCAGACGGAATTCTTTAACCGCCCGCCAGCTTGTGCGGGGGTTAATGTCCTTCAACGCGGTCTGAGCGGCGGCGGCGGCTGTTTCCGCATTGGCCGGCATTCCCGCCGCTGCCCGCTCCGCGCCGGGAACCCGCAGGGGAACAGGCCCCGCCACGCCATA